GAGCGCCGCGACATCACGCTGGCGCACCTGCATGTCGTTAATGGTGGCGTTCGCCAGCTTCAGGCTTTGCTCGGCATCAGCAGCACGTTTTTTCGCATGACCGACCTGACCGAGCAGAACGTAAATAATCAGGACAGATAAGAGCAGTTCAATGCCGATAATCAGCCAGGCTTTAGAGGTCATTTTTACTCTCCGCCAGGCACATGGATCGCTCCATCTCGCGACGGTTCTGCAATCCCTTCCACTTCATACCACCGGCATAAACCCAGCGGCGCATTTCATCACAGGCTCCGTCCTGGTCGCCATTATTGAGCTTGCGAAGCAGAGTTGATTTGGAAAACGCATCAGAGCCAACATTGAACACGAAGCTGTACAGCGCCGCCCGCTGGTATTCGTTCAGCGGTACTTTTACAAGCTTGTCCACGGTGCGCTTTGCGGGCTGCAGGTCTTTCCACAGCAACTGATCGCATTCCCGGTCTGTGTAACGCTTGCCGCGAATGATGTCGTTGCCAGTGTGTCCGTCACAAACGGTCGGCACTCCAGCAACATCGTAGTAAGGGACGTACTTGCGCCCCTCTACGCCATCCTTACCACCAAGAAAAACCGTGGCAATAATCATTGCTCCACCGCCCGCTGCGGCCAGCAACTTATTCCTGAGTGATGATGGAATTGCCATGGTTATTCCTCGATTGTGGGACCATTCACCGGCCACTTACGAAGGGCTTCGATCTGCGCCAGGGTTGTTTTGCGCTTGTAGTACCAGTTGATAGCAAACGTCAGCAGCGCAACCACAATGCCTGCGATAACACCAATGGCACTCCATTCGTCAGGACTAAGCCGGGTCAGTACGCCATTAGCTACCGTCCCGGCTGATGCGCCATAGGCAGCGCCAGAAGCTAATTTGCTCATATTGGACATATCTCTCACCTCCACAAAAGGGAAGTGCTGTGTGTAGAGGAGTCAGGCCACGAACACTCCGGTAAAGGTTCGATGGGGGTTGATTGTTCGGGCCTGAAAATACAAAAGGCCCGCCGAAGCGAGCCTTAAATGGTTTAACTGTTTATTAATTGGCGATGATTTCAAGCCGCTTACCGAGTACTACCAGTGCCTTCTGAATAGTATCGATTTTCGTCGCGTGATGAAGATCAAACAGGCGTGTTACTTCCTGTTTTTTTATGCCCATGCGCGAAGCCAGCTCAACACGCGTTAAACCTGACTCGAGAAAGGCATTAAGCAGCAGTACCTTCGCCGCCACACTGGCAGGGACTTCGACATAATCACCAGTAACCGGCGAGGGCGATGGCACCGGACGGCTATCTTCGAAATAAAAATCGAATGATGTAACCAGGGCATCAAGCGCCATAGCAAGCGCGTCTTCCCGGTCATCCCCCTGCGTTAACGCCTCAGGGATATCCGGGAACGATACAACATAGCCGCCAGTATCTGGCTCAAGATTTACGGGATATCGCATATTTTTTTCGATGAAGCTTTCCGAGTAACCAGCCCCGGAGGGCTGGTTTTTTATTTTAGGCCTAACTGTTTAAGTATCGCCTTTCTTAGTGCTTCTTTAATCTCAGCGCCCGGGTGTCTTGGCATTACGCTTCGTTTCCCGTTATATCGCAGTTTCAGGTGGTTAGTACCGTTTGAAACTTCGACCCCCTGAGATTCAAGCCACCGCCTGAACTCGTTTTGCTTCACCTTTCCTCCATTCTGTTGAACATGTGATTATAGTAAACATTTATGCTTACCGTGTCAACATAATTGTTTACTGAACGGAGGTTCTAATTAAAAGCTAACTCAATTATTCTCTAGCTTTCTTCTTTAACCTCTCACAAGGCTTTTACTGCGAAGATGTAGAAAAATTAGCGTGAGCCGAATATGCATGTGATTCGGCTCATTTTTTGAGTCGAATAATCCTTTGCCAATAAAAAAGCCCCGAGCTATTAACTCAGGGCTTTAATGAATGACAGTTATCCATCATTAGTGTCAAATTTACCCACTTTTATTCAACCTGTCAACAACGTGCCGTTAAAATAACGCCATCCGTGGCTAAGTGTGCTTATCGTGTCACATGTGATAAAACCGAATCCGCCAGTGACTCTTCTTTGTGACACTGAGATATCAAAGCATCGTATAGCGGCTTGATAGTGCGTGACCAGGTAGGTTGGGTAAGGTCAGGAACGTAGAGCAACACAGCGCGATATGCCGCGCTTGCGGGTAATCTGCTGTAACCGACTCCCTTACACCTTCCGCACTCTTTCTCGACTGGCCTGCCCCATAGCTCAGTTTTAGCCAGGTCTATCGCCCTTCCCGTTCCATGGCAGTCCTTACATCTGGCGCCCGGTGTTGCAGCACTCCGGCAGTAATCTGCGTAGGCGAATGTTGCGAGCGATTGCAACACCTTTGCCTTAACATGGCCTTCAAGTTTTGCAACGCCGCGGTATTTCCCCGATACGCGGTAGGCGAACTGAAGCAGAAGATTTATAGCCCGTTGTTTGTCGTTCTGGCTGAGCTCATGTTTCCCACAGAAAGCAGCCATACCGAAACCAGCCTGTGACTGAGCCATCCCCATGGCTGCCATCACATCTGTACCATTCAGACTATCCGATGCCGTTGCCCGTGGTGAGTCACTCATCATCGGGCTTTTTGGTGAATGGTATTTCGCTACTGCTTCAAGCCTCATACCTTCTCCCCTTCTCTCTTTGCCTTTCTGCGCTCAATATTGCGGATTAGTCGCTGTGTGGTGTCGTCGCCCGGATTGCGCCGGTTGAGGAATACGCCTGCCCGGTTAACACATTCCCGCTCGTAGCGGTTGATTTGGTCGCGTGTCATTGGATGCTCCTGCTGTGCTGCCAGTCACGAATGAGGGTGATGGCAATTAAGGCGACGTAGCCGACCTGATAAGCTTCTGCTGTGTTCACTGAACACCTCCTCTAAGGCTTCGCTCCAGTTCCCTTTCAAGACGCTCAAGGCCTTCCATAACCTTGCGTACGTTTTCCTTCTGCTTACGGACAGCTTCCAGCATCTCCCGGTCTTTGTGGCGCTGCTGTGCTGACGCAATACTGGTTACTGTGGTCAAGATGAAGCCTCCTCATTCGGGCGGGCGCTGGTCATCAGCACGCCGTTAATGACCGCGTGACGCTGCGCGTTGATGTCTCCGATGTACTTCCTTACGGTGTCGCGGTGGCATGAAAGCTTGCGGGCTACCTCTGTCAGGTTGCCGTTGCAGGCCTGAAGTAGGTGAGGAACTGTCTGAACGATAATCATGCTGCTTCCTCCCGGTTGTTACGCAGGTCTTTCAGCTTCTGTTGAAACTCGGACTTGATTGCCTTGCACTCATCGATAGTCCAGCGATGGCGGGCGTGGTTGCTTTCGATGTCCTCAACCTGCTCGATGCCTATCCGCCTGATTAGCTCGGCACGATACGGAACGAGGTTTCCGCTCTTGTGCTGGTTACATACCGAACATTGCTTCCAGATTTGTCGAGGGTCGAACCTTAGCTGTGGGGCTGCGGCTGTGGTGCGATAATGGCCGGCATCCCATTGAGCGGCGCTCATCGTTCCACACGAAACGCAGGGAAGGTCTTTATCTCTTTCTCTGATGTAGGCGTTTACTGCTTGCTGGGCTTGCTTGATCCAGTAACTTCGGGGCTTTAATGCGAGGCGTCTTACTTTTAGTTTGTCTTTCTGTTGCTGCTCTTCTCTTCGTCTTTTTTTGTCGGCCGCCTTTTCCTCTTTCTCTCGTTCTCTGCTTCGTTTTTCCAGTGCCAGCTTTGTTCCGCATTCCGGAGAACACCACCACACGTTTGAAAACTTTGGGTGGAACCACTCGCGGCACTCTTCGTTTTTACACCGCCTTCTCATAACTCCGGGCATAATCCCTCCAGTGTTTCATCATGATTGCGTACGGGACGCGAAGGCGTATGCCATTCGCACTCGCCCATTGCTTAATGCCTGAATGGCTGCGGTTGAGCTTTTCGGCTATCACCGTCGCCGGGACTTTGCCTGCGACGCGTCTGATGTATTGCTTCTCTTCTTCGCTGTAGGGGTTATTGCGCGTTTTTGGTTTTGACATATCTCCTCCTGGCACGCTCACGCATCCACTTAATGTCCTGTAGATGGGATGAGTGTGCGAATGATGGGATTTGTGATGGGGTTGGTTCAGGCTTGCGTTTCTTGCGGTGGGTGACGCGGAAAATCATGTTATCCATCGCGATCTGAGTAATGCTTCTTCGTCGGTTCACTTTTACCTCAGAAAAATGACTGAAGCCGGTTGAGGATTGCCGGGTCGGTAGTTCCGGCGAATACGTGCTTAATGGCGGCGTTGATCAATGCGCTGTAACAGCGCTCGAACTGCTCCTGGTCCATGTTTGAAAATGCGAGGCTTTGCGCCTCAGTCCTGACTTCCCCGTTAAGCCTCACTGTTTGCTCATAGAAGCCAGCCAGAATGGTCAGATCCTTGCGGAACCGGTCAAACTGGCTGTGCTCGTCCATATGCTCAAGGCCTGCACGGTCCGCAGCCCAGTGAGCAAAGCAAAAGTTGAAGAAGGCAAACGCCTTTCTGTGATGTGCTGGATTACGGGTCAACTTGATTTCGGCTGTGTACGTCTCGCCGTTTTTGAATCGCTGGAGTCGTTCGAGGTCACTGTCTGATGCTGGAGAAAATACGCCGCCCGGGTGTTTCACCAGGTCGATTTGCAATTAAACCTCCCGATAACGCCGCTTGGGTGGTTTTGGCCAGAGTTGATCTGGCCAGTATTCAATTGCCATTGTCATTCTCCTGCTGGGACAACACTGGCGGCATAATTTCTTGTACAGCGTTTTTCACTTCCTTCATGGACTGATTAAACCAGTTGAAAGACCCTGTATAACTGTCAAATTTCCATCCCTTGGCGTTTATTTTTGCCACGGTAATCTCCCTGGCGGCATTAATCATCGCCACGGCTACAGCTTCAGAGATTGTGCTATTCACTTTCCGCCTCCTGCTGGGGTGCTGCTGGATAAGCGCTGCCTTCCTGTCCCGGCTCA